CTAATTATTTACAAATGGGTCTTATGGGGTTAGCGGAGGTGCTTGGTTATGCGCCAATGCTGGGAGGACCGTTAAAGGCAATGGCGCGCAAAGGCTTAGGCGGGGCCGGTTCTCCAAAAAAAAGTTTTCGAGATACGTTACCTGTTGAACGTTTAGTGGACTACGACAATACGGTTCGGGACACAAAAAATGCAATGTTAAACCTACAGGGGTTAAGAAACCGCATGGGCGCTCCGGAGGAAAACCCTTTTGACATTGTAGATGATTTTATGGCCGCGCAAGATCAAGCGGCAAAATTGTTAGCCAATAATCGCAGTGGTGTGTCGTTGTCTAATTCTCGAACAGAAGCCTTAGTGACGCCTAGTTCAGAAAATCCGGGAAAGTTTCGTATAAGCTATGTTGACCGAAAGTCTAAAGAGCCTATGGGGGACACAGAAAACTTTGAGACTATGGAAGCGGCTATTCGTGACGCGTTAAATCAGGGGTATGTTAATTTAGAGCGGTTTGAACCTAAAGAATTTGCAGAAGGCGGCGAAGTTATGTCTGGCATTGGCAGTTTAAACGAAACAGCGCGGGCCATGACCCGCGGCCCGCGGGGTATTGGCAGTTACATTCAGTACATGGCCGATGGTGGTTCTGTTGTGGACACGGCTAGTCGGGTTGTGGACCATGCGTCGTTGGGGGATATTGAGTACCGCGCTGATTTAGAGCCGCACATGGATCCGTTGGCGGAGATGGGTTTCGACGTTAATAAAATTGATTACGACATGATGTATGATCGTTCAAAGAATAGGTTGGAGGGTTCTCATTTTAACCCTAACAACGATAGGATACTAATTAGTCCGGGAGATTATTCTTCAAAAGGTGTTGCGGCGCATGAAATGCGGCATCGTGGTTTAGAAAGGCTTTTTCGTATTGTAGAACAGGGGTATCCTACCGCAAAAAAGTTAGGTTTATCTAAAGAAGATTATTTAAAAATTCTCGAACTGTATAAGTTAGACCAACAGCAAGACCGTCAGCGTCGTGTAAACGATCCTAATTTTGAGTATTCCGGTTACGCGCATGAGAAAATTGCGGAGGGTTTTGAAAAGGATGAAACAATCAACCGTGGTGCGCAGTATTTTTTAAGCAACCCTAATGCTCCTCTTTTTACCTTTGACCGCGAAGAGCGCCGTCCAAGAACGCCTGCCGAGCGATTACTTTTAATGCAAGATGCGCTGCGCGAAAACGCTATGTCTGGAGAACAAGCTTTTGGTCCGGATTTATCCATCAAGAAATTTACTCCGTCGCCAACGTCTATGGAAGCTTTTAGGGAAACGGAAGGTCGTGCGGAAATAGAACGGTATTTAAACGAGGGTCCGCAAAACACGCCTGAAGGCATTACGACGTTTGCGGAACAGGCAATGGCTGCGCAACGATATGCGGATATTATTAACGAGCGGAACAAAACTATTCAGCGAAATACGTCGCAAGTTCAAAACTTTAAAAATGGTGGCGAGGTAGATAAGAACTTTTTGCAAACGCTTGTTAAGGGTGTTGTAATGGCAGAGAGTTCGGGGGATCCGAAGGCGGAGAATACGCGCAGTGGTGCGTTAGGTTTGATGCAGATACGTCCATCCACGGCCCGCAAGCCGGGTTATGGTGTGGAGGATATTTTTACGATTGCGGAAAGGCTTGGTTATGACACTGATGACAAGAGTGACAGGGTGGTACGGCAATTGTTGTTTGTACCTGAAGTTAATGTTGAGTTGGGTTCGCAGTATTTGCAAGCGATGTTGGAGAAGTTTCCTCGGACTGAGGATGCTTTACGCGCCTATAACGCTGGTCCGGGTAAGTTTGCGGAGTTTAAAGCGTCTGGCAAGCCGTTGTCTGCACTTAGTGAGGAAAACAGGGGGTATCCCCTTAAAGTTGTGGCGGCGGTTCAGGGGGTAAATCCGAATGAGCCGCGTGAAATGGCGGCGTTTAAGCAGTCTCCGGCGTCATTTTCGGCTATGGAGACGATTTTGGAGCCTGCCCGCAGTGATATGGTAATGTATAGTGGTCAGGGGTCCGCGCGGGTAAATCCGATATACGCGGAAATGGGGCCGCGGCCCACGGCGCGTCCTACTCCGACGGGTGCGGCGGAGGTTAGGATAGATCAGGTTACGGGTCAGCCTGTTGTTGTGCCTCTTGCGGAGAGTTTGTATGAGAAATATTCACCTGAGAACATGGCGCAGGACGCGCTTTCGGGTATTGGGGGCTTAAACGGGACGGCCCGGGAGATGTTCCGCTAGTAAAATAGAGGTTTACGTGCTAGTTTAGGCGCAATCTTGGAGATAACACATGGCATTACCACCCAGAAACCCTATTGCGTCGTTTGTGGAGCGTGAAAACAGCGACCCGGCGCTTGAAGAGGCAATTACAGACATTGAGATAGAGATGCCGGGTGCTTTGGTGTCTTCTTCGCAGCCTTATGCGGATGGAATTGACATTATTGACGCTGAAGACGGTGGTGTAGTGGTTGATTTTGACCCGGAGGCGTCCAAAGTTGTTGGTGGCGGTGATTTTTTCTCTAATTTAGCGGAAGATTTGTCTGATTCCGACCTTGGCGGCATAGCTTCGGATCTTTTATCGCAATATGAGTCGGCTAGGGAGAGCCGGGGGGATTGGGAAGACGAGTATAACAAGGGTTTGGAGCTTTTAGGCTTTAAATACGAGGAAAGAACGCAACCTTTTCGTGGGGCGACGGGTGTAACACACCCATTGCTTGCAGAGGCGGCCACACAATTTCAAGCGCAAGCGTTTAATGAGCTTTTGCCGGCCGAGGGGCCGGTAAGAACGCAGATTATGGGTGAATTAACGCAGGAAAAAGAGGCTCAATCCAAGCGCGTTAAGGAATTTATGAATTATTATCTGACCAATGTGATGGAGGAGTACACTCCGGACACGGATCAGATGTTGTTTTATCTTCCGTTGGCGGGATCGACGTTTAAGAAGGTATATTTTGACGGTACATTGGACCGTGTGGTTAGTAAATTTGTTCCTGCGGAGCATTTGGTGGTGCCTTATGACGCTGCGGACATGGAAACGACGCCTTTTGCGGCTCAGATCGTTAGAATGCAGTGGAATAACTTGCGCAAAATGCAATTAAACGGGTTTTACCGGGATATTCCGGTACATCCTTCGCAAGCTCCTGCCACCGATACGACGGATACGGTGGATAATATTGACGGTATGCGGCCGTCAAACATTGATTATGACGTTACTTTGCTGGAATTTCACGTAGATTTGGAGCTTCCGGGCTTTGAGGATATGGACGAAGAGGGGGAGCCCACGGGCATTATGGTGCCGTATATTGTTACGGTGGCCGAGGATGTGGGTCAAATTCTATCTATTCGCCGGAATTACTCTGAGGATGATGAAAATCGGCGCAAAATACAGTATTTTGTGCATTATAAGTTTCTTCCGGGCTTTGGCTTTTATGGTTTGGGGCTTATTCACACTATTGGCGGCTTGTCTCGCACTGCTACCGCGGCGTTGCGGCAGCTTATTGACGCGGGCACATTGTCTAATCTTCCTGCCGGCTTTAAAGCCCGTGGGCTGCGGATTAGGGAAGATGCTGAGCCATTGCAGCCGGGCGAGTTTAGGGACGTAGACAGCCCCGGAGGGGCTATACGGGACAGTTTGATGCCCCTTCCGTTCAAGGGCCCCGACGCTACATTGTTCCAGTTATTGGGCTTTGTGGTGCAGGCAGGGCAGCGTTTTGCCACCATTACGGACATGAAGGTTGGCGACGGCAATCAACAGGCGGCGGTTGGTACAACGGTAGCTATGTTGGAGCAGGGTGCGCGGGTAATGAGTGCCGTACATAAGCGTTTGCACTACGCTATGAAGAACGAATTTAAGCTTTTGGCGCGTGTAATGTCTGAAAGCTTGCCGCAACGGTATCCGTTTTCGGTTGCTGGCGGCGACCAAGAGGTTATGGCCAAGGATTTTGATGATCGTATAGACATTGTTCCTGTTTCGGATCCGAATATTTTTAGTCAGGCGCAACGTATTGCTTTAGCGCAGACTCAAATGCAGCTGGCAATGCAGGCCCCGGAATTGCATGACATGTACGAGGCGTATCGGCGCATGTATCAGGCGTTGGGTGTTCGGGATGTGGACAAAATCCTTAAACCGAAGCCTGCACAGGAGGCTCAGCCCAAAGATCCGGCAACCGAGAACATTGACGCGTTGGATCAAGTGGAGTTGCGTGCGTTTGTGGGTCAGGACCACGAGGCGCATGTTATGGCGCATTTGGTCTTTGGATCTTCTCCTATTGCGGCTCAACAGCCGGCGGTGGCGGTGGCTTTGCAAAAGCACATTATGGAACATGCTAAGATTAAGGCGCAAGAAACGGTTCAGGCGCAGTATGCGCAGCAATTGAACGCGCAAAATATAACTCCCGAGATACAGCAACAGCTAGAGAAGTTGATTGCACAGCAAGTTGCTACGGAAATGCAGAATGTAAAGCAGCTTTCTGCGCAGATTGCGGGCGAGGGGCAGGAAGGACCGGATCCGTTAGTTGCGCTCAAAGAACAAGAGATGCAGATCAAGCAACAGCAAGTTCAAGCGGACATTGCCAACGATCAGGCCGAATTGCAGCTTGACCAGCAAAAAGCACAGAACAGATCGCAGGAATTCCAGCAACGTATGCAGCAACAAGAACGTATGGCTAACCAAAAATTGCAAGCAAGTGCGGAACGTGAGATACTACGCTTGCAAGCGCAACAGCAGCAACGGAGATGACTATGAAGGTAAAAGTAAACGGCGCCCCACCGGCAAAAGCCCCGGCCCCTGTAAATAAAGCGGTAATTAAAGGCCAAGGCAGTATTCCTTATGCCAAGATCGTGAATGAAAAAACGCCAAACACGGCTAAAGGCATTAAAACCATGGGTACTTCTCGCGGCATGGGCGCTATGTTACGCGGCGGTAAATTTTCTTCTTGTTAAATGCCGTTACGTCGAGGTTCTAATCCGGCTACGGTAAGTAGCAATATCCGAAAGTTGAAATCGGAGGGCCGCCCGCAAAAGCAGGCGGTAGCTATAGCGTTAGACAAAGCAAAAAAACCTAAAAAAATGGCAAAGGGTGGAATGGTAAAGGGTTTTAGTCCGATTGCTCGTCCACAAAGATTTAAGGGTGTTTTCTAATGGAAATGGAGGCGCTTTGGAGTTCAGGATTAACCGCAGTTTTAGGTTTTGTTGTTTGGTGGGCTAGGGCGCAGCATGACGAATTAAAACGTGTGCAAATTCTTCTTAATCGAACGAGAGAGGAACTTGCCAAGGAATATTCTACGAAAGTCGAGAGCAATACGTCCATCGACCGAGTTATTGCTAGGTTAGATGCTCTTGACGCAAAAATGGACAGAATACTAGAGAGATGATTTGCGCCCTTACTGCCATGTTGGTGGGGGTTTACACTTATGGGGACTTGTACACTGCGTGCATATACCGCTGCCCCCGAGAAGTGTCTTTCTTCTATTATCACTATCCTCGTGTTATAAGAGTACCGTATGGGTATCCTTGCCCGCCATCTGTTAAGATAGGTGAACGCGTATGATTGAGGTATTAGCATTAGCCGGCGCAGTTACTAAATTAGCGGGCGGCATAAGCTCCGCGGTTCAGGCAGGCAAAGACTTAAACAGTCTTATGCCTCATTTTGGTAAATTGGCTAAACTAGAGGCGGATATTAATCTTGCTGAAAAAGGCAAGCATAAGGGCCCGTTGGGGCGGCTTACGTCTAGCGAGGAAGAAGGCTTTGCTATAGCGCAAGCTAAAATGGCGCACAAAGAAGCTATGGACACTCTTCGCAGCCATTGCATGTTATACGGTCCTCCGGGCATGTGGGACTTGGTGGTGCGTGAGCAAGCCGAAGCAAGAAAACGTCAAAAGGAGGCGTTAGAGGCGCGCGCAGCCGCCCGAGACAGGTTGTTTTGGGGTGTTTCATTAGCGTTAGGAATTACATTTTTTTTAGCGGGAACAGCAGCAATGATTTGGGGCGTGGACAAATTGGCAAATGGCTGATGGTACGAGTGGCATAGGATCTGCTCCTTTTAACGTGGGAAGCGACATACACGCTCAAACAAGGGCGCGTGAGCGCATAGAAACGCATCTGGTAGAGCAGAGGGTAGAAAAAGAACACAGGGCTAACCACCGCCATTTAGAGGCTCTTGTAAAGCAACGATTGGACTTACAAGAAAGTTATGATAGGTTTGGGCGCAAGACTAATGCGGATAGGCCGCAGGGAACGAAGTTAAACATAGAGGTGTAACATGGCGAATACCTTTGAAAAGATTCTGCAATACAAGCTCATGCCACGTTTTATGATGGTCGTTATGACGATTATGTATATCCGCGTGATCGAATGGGGGATGAGTCTTGATGATTTGTCAACGCAACAATCCGCGATGATTTCAGTGGTTAGTGGGGCTATGACGGGAACGATAGCCGTTTGGTTGAGTTCGGAAAAATGAGTATTTTTACCGCGGCATTAGGCCCAATA